ACCCGACAATCCATTAAGGGTATTTTGCCCACCGCCGCCACCACCTAAAGCTGTGGCAATCCCAAAAATTATTGAATTGTTTCCAGAATTTCCTAAACCCGATGCTGATACTGACGCTCCACCAGCTCCTACAGTAATGGTATACGCAGTTCCCGAAGATAATGCCGTAGAAGTTGTTAACAAACCTCCAGCGCCACCGCCGNCGCCGCCTGTATGACCGCCAGAACCTCCGCCAGCAACTACAAGATAACTTACCGAATATCCAGCAGGTTGACTAAACTGTAGCCACGATGAGGTTGTGGCGTCATACCATTCTGGGTTTGAAGTCGTGCTGTTCTGACGAATCATGCCTGACGCAGGGGTAATCGGACGCTGTGCCGTTGTACCCACGGGAAGTTTGAGATAGTCAACACCTTGTACGTCAAGAGCCATGATGCTTCCTTATTCTGTAACTAATTCTTTCCACAATGTTGTGGCTTCATTCCATTCGTAACCTTTACCGTCTGTAGGCATAGCAACAGGTGCTTCCCACAGGACATTGGCGCTTAGAATCCATGATGCGTAAGGCTTAGGCGCAATGAACGCATCGAGCTGTGCGTCATAGTCGTAACCAATTCCGGCAAAGTTTCCTCTCAAAGGAGTGCTTTCAGGATGCTGATTACCGTGTGTTCGGTATGAGGTTTGTAGCCATTGACCGGGTGAGCTATCCACAAACGTGTCAAAGAATTCAGCCTCTGCTACGATGACTTGAGTAACTTTACCGTCAACAATTTTGGCGTAATGAGCCATTTTAAATTTCCTTTAAGCTAGTGTTACGCCAAGCCATGCGGAACCATTCCACACCTCTAAGCGACTTAATGTTGTATTCCACCCCAATTGCCCATTTAACGGGCTTGACGGTCTACCCGCTGTTGTCCATTGCGATGGGGCTATCCCTGTCGTACCACTAATTATTGTTGGCATGTCAATTCCAATTATGCTGTAAATGTGCCGGATGTTGTGAAGGTATGTGCATAGTAAGTAAGCCCGTTATTAGTGTAAGAAGTTACAGTACCGCCAGAACCAAGTTGGGTTGCGTTTTGATAACTAACAATAACAATTCCAGAGCCGCCAACACCAGTTGCGCCGCCTGAAGTTCCACCGCCACCACCTCCAGTATTAGCTGTGCCTGATGTAGCTGCATTGCCACCGCCACCAACACCTCCAGTACCGCCACCTATTCCAACACCACCCCCTGCGCCACCACCACCGTACAACACGGATGCGCCTGAAATAAAACTTACAATACCAGCACCGCCATTACCGCCAGCACCAGAGGGAGCTAACCCTGCCAAATTTGCTCCGCCTCCACCACCACCCGCAGCAACACTACTCCCATTTGCAAAAGCTCCTGCACCGTTATTGCCTTGAGATGGAGATAATGAGGGTGTGTTTCCTGTTCCAGCGGCATATGTTGTACTAAAACTTGCACCCCCGCCACCACCAGAGCCGCCATTGCCACCTGACGGACCAACTGAGCCACCCAAACCACCACCAGTTGCAGTAATTAATGAACCAAATAGTGAATTCGACCCGTTAGCTCCAGCAGCGCCACCAGCGCCTACAGTAGCCGTAAAAGCAGTCCCTGAAGATACTCTTGCCAAAAGGGTATACACACCTCCTGCTCCACCACCACCACCAGCACCAGTATTGCCACCACCACCGCCACCTGCTACCGTTAAAACTGAAACAGAATATCCGCCAACACCCCCCCAAGCCGTTCCGTTATAAACCTCAGTAGCCACAGTCGTGCTATTAAATCGCAATTGACCTGTCACAGGGATTGCAGGACGTTGTGCGGTCGTGCCTACGGGAAGTTGTGCTGCACCCGTAGCAGAGTCAGCATTAATCAGTACGCCAGCCGCCGCCGGTACATTCATCACAAAGTTACTCGCCGTATCAACAGCGTTTAATGTGACTGAGCCACCTGCGGGTGCGTTTAAACGTACGTTACCAGCCATTATTCCCATCCTGTGCCGTTGTAAACTTCTACGGCATTAGTTGTTGTGTTAAATCTCATCTGACCTGTCACACCCGCTGGACGCTGTGCTGTTGTTCCGCTAGGCAAGAATAATCCACCTGTTGCAGAATTTGCATAAGACAGCACGCCATTAGCAGCTTGTACGTTTACATTTACGTTTGAAGCTGTATCTAATGGGTTGATGTCTATCGTCCCAAATGCCAGTGTTTTAAGTTTAAGTCCCATTACAAAACAACCCACGTTGAACCTGACGGAATAGTAACGGTTGCGCCCGAATCAATCGTAATCGGACCTGTAGACATAGCGTTAGATAAAACGGGAATCGAATAACTTGTTGTTACTGTTTGTCCGTTCTCAATAAAAATCTTATCTCCACCTGCGCCTGTCGCACCACCACCAAAACCTACAGATATAAGTTGAAAATATGTACCATCATACAATACAACAACAATGTTTCCTGCAATTAAATCACCGGCTTGCGTAGGTTCTGTAGCATTTCTAAGCACAGATTTAACGCCCAAACCATCAATATTTATCGTCACAGCGCCGGTATTGTCGTTCTGAACAATAAACGAATACATTGCACCTGTGACGTAAGCCACAATTGTTGGTGAAAGTGAACCCAACAAGGCATTTGTACCGGTTACTGTGATGTAGCTTAATGTATTGCCTTGCAGTTGAGATAAACGCACAGCATCGCTTGCGCCAATTGCTGCACCAAGACCTGTAATCCTGAACCCACCCATTGGAATGTTTGATAATGGCGTACTTTGACCGTCTTTAGTAATAGCGTTGGTCAATCCATTAGCAATGTCAGTCATGAGCGCATTAAAGGTTGTTGCGCTGATTACCGTCCCCGGCACAACGGGCTGACCCGCTGTGTTTATGTTAAATACTCCATTCCCGTCGTAGCTCATGAATTACCTCTGTTCTTCTGGTTGATTTAATCTTTGACCAAGTTGTTGCATCAATTGTGGGTTTTGCAACAAACTACCATACAACACGGCTGGGTTAACTGTATCACCAAGTGATATACCGGGGACTCTATTGCTTAACGCTTCAGCTATTTTGAGTGCATCTTTTTGTGATGATGCTCCGGTTACATTCTTTAACGCTTTGCCACCAACATTTTTAAGCACAGGCACAGCTAAACTTGCGCCCACGCCCATTGGCGATATTCCCGCCATAGTCGCTACGCCATCAATCATAGTGCCAATTACCAAAGCGCCTGAATTGCTGTTGTTAACAGCCGTTCCAATAGGCTGATTAGTCATGTAGTTGCCAACACGCCCAATACGTTTTAATTCTTCAATCTCATCTTTATTAAAAAATACTTGTAGCTTTCTGTCACCAATTTTGTCTAGCTCTTTGTTAAAAGCCCTAGCCCCAAATTTGCCGGTTTCGTCTGTTTGACCTTTGCCAAGTGCCGTTTCTTTCAAATGCGACAAAATTGCATTTTTAGTAGCTGTTGGGTTTCCAGCCGTAGCTACCGCAGTAGCATCCGCAACAGTACCGCTTAATACAAATTTCTTAACAAAATTGTCTGGCTGTATGCCGTTAATTGTTGCTTCTACCGGAGCGGATGATTCCTGCCAATCCATACGAGCTTTGTGAGACGCTCTGGCTTGGTTAAGTGCATCTAATAACTGCGCTGATTCTGCGTCTTTTGATTGCAAATACTTAGCGCCACCCTCAGTAACTAGCTGATTGCCGCCAAATTCATTTTTGATTGGTTTAATTTCAGTTTCATCAATAGCTTGACGAACAAGGCTAAGAGCTTGCTTTACGTTGCCATCACTTGTGCCTCGTTGCGCTTTAGCAATTGTGGTCATCAAGTTATCAATTGCGTTTGTATCAAAAGGAACGGGATACGTCTTGCCGTTTATTGTTGTTTCACCTTTAGAAATAGTGTTCAACATTGTCTTAATTTCTTCTGGCAAGAACGCTGCTTTATTGTTTGTAGCCAATAAAGTGTCAATGTTTTGCATTAAATCTGAACGATTAAGGGGAACGTCACCACCAGGCATATCTTGCGCTTGTTTATACAAAGCGCTTGTTTGTGTTTGCTTTGCTAAATCCTGAGCTTTTATGTTTGCAATACTTGCTTCACCTGCGTCAAATACGTCCGTCTTTCCCGCACCTTTAGCGTTCAAAGCATTAATAAGCGCTTGGTTGTTTGCGTTTTGTACGTTGCCCAATACCTGTAAATTTGGATTAGCAGAATTCATCCCGCTTTTTGCCAAATTCATTTCTTGTGTAATTTGTCTTGGGTCTTGCGTAATCATGCCTTTTGTTGGCGTAGCACCCTCAATCATTCTAAAGTCTAGCAACCTACGTAAAGCATCGCCGCTTAGTTCCCCGCCAGTTTGCATTGCATTAGAAACATCATTACGCAAAGTTCTTTGTAATTGGTCATCTAGTTTTGTAAAGTCTACGCCTGATTTACCCAAAGTAAGCGTAATCATTTGGTCAACTTGTGCGGGACTTACTGGCGTTAAACGTTGCGTTGCAGCATTAATTACTGACTTTAATCCTAGCCCAGCCATAGGTGCAACAACACCACCAAGAATGCTTGCACCTAGCTCAAAGCCCGGACCTGCATTGTATTCCCTTGCTAAAGTTCCACCCGCACCTGCGCCAGCGCCCGAGAGCGTCTGTAATGCCGGATTAGCAGCTAACTGACCAAGCACATTGTTGCTAACTTGGCTTGTGGCCAAAGGAGCTAATCTACCCGCCAATCCTACGCTTCCACCTGCACCCGCCATGGCTTTAGCAACATCAAATCCCATTCTTTCAAAATTTACGCCAGATTCCATTACTGATTTTTCTTGTGGCTTTGGCAAACCAAGTAAATTAGCCAATTTTGAGGATAACTGTTCTGCTGACGAAACCTTTGGACCACCTAACGCTGTGCTAACAGACTCCATTGCCATACGAGTTGGTTCTAGTGGCATACCAATTAACGAACCCAACCCTTCAATACCCGCCCTAGCCGTTAAGCCAAAAGGTCTTGCCAATGAGCTTGGATTAAAAGATTGTGTTGGTGTAGGTGCTACTGGCGCTTGTGTAATATTTTGAACCGGTCTAAGCGCAAATTCTTCCATTAACGCACTAAACGGGTTTGATTCGTTTGATGGTGCAACAACAGGTGCGCCAATTCTAAATTCTTCAATTAGGCTTGCAAAAGGGTTGTCTTGTTGGTTAATGCCTACAGGGTTAACGTCTGAAGTTGCCCCGCCACTTGCTACACGGTTATTTAGTTTGCTCATTACGAAATCCGATGATTGTCGTGGCTGCGGATAAGGGCTACTTGGCAAACTTGCCCAAATTGGTCCAGACTTTTGCACAGCGGTTTGCCAATTTCCCGACAATACATCAGGCAATATGCCTCGTTGTTTTAGTAAATTGACTGCTGCTAAGTCTTGGCTTCGTGGGCTAAAGTCCGGCAAACCTAAGTTTTTAGCTTGTTCGTCCCAAGTGTTAGATAAAAACTGATAACGCCCAGCCGCCGTTGTTTTGTTTGGCTTACCGGTTGTTTCAGTAAAGTCAAACAATTGCCTTGGATGGTCTGCTAAAGAATCTACCTTACCGCCACCAAATAATGTGTTGTAGCCGTGTTGTGTAGTGCCTTCTGCCGCAGAAATCATGTCCAAAAAAGTACGAACATTAGGATTTTCTAATGTAGGTAATAAGTTGACAATTGCAGAATTATCCATTATCGAATACCGTATTTTTGTGCCAAAGTATAAGTGTTTCCTGAACCGTCTTGTAAAGGCATTTCAAAAATAGAACCAGATATTTTGCCCCAATTTTCATTAATTGATGGCAAGTTGGAACGAATCCTTGGGTCAGTGGATGACATAGCCTTTTCGTAAAACCCTGCTTTTCTTTGATCTTGCATAGCTTTTGCTTGTGCAACATTAAGCAAGAACTGGTTTGCTTGTGGCGTATTCTTTAGCTGCGTGTAAGTCTTTTGAATGTTTTTAAAGTCATTCTCTGTTTGTGGTCCTTTTTGTTTAGAAAGAGTGTCAACTAGAGTTTCATAAACTTTTGATTCAAAAATTTGACCGTTTGTGGCAAACTTTTCAGCATCCTTAACACCTAAAGAACTTAACAAATTTGCACCTGCTAATTTAGCGTCCGTTCCAAATCCGGTTTGGAAGTTAAGACCTTGCATTATCTTAATATTTTCTAGCGAATTACCCGCCACCCTACCTGCTACTCTTGTAGGTTCTAAACTATTAGAAATCCAATCTTTATTAAGGTCTGTGTTAGTAGCCACAACAACAGGGTTTTCAGCCGTAATGACAGGTTGATTTGTTCCTTGTGAACCGCCAACCCCCTGCGATGGTAGACCCATATTAGCGGCTTGTGTTGTTGCCTCTGTTCTGCCAGTAACGGGGTTATATCTTGTTGCCGGTGTTGTTTGCGCTTGCCCTGTGCCTTTACCAAAGGCTTCAGCTTGATTTATTGCGCCTACTGACTGCGTGTAACCGGGCAACACGCTTGTTTGGTTTGTAATTGGGTTTGTTTGTATCCCGCCTTTTGGCGCAATAAAAGTTGGTCTGTTTGCTCCAGCAGGAACAAGTGAACCACCTTCACTAACAACATTAGGCGCAATATAAGCATTTTTGTTAGCTAACCCTGCCGCAGCAGCACGATACTGAGGTGTTCCGGGCTGCAACCCAGCAGCAATAAGCGCTTTCAATTCTGAACTTGGTGCTTGTTGTTCAACTAATGCTTTGGCGTATGCTTGTGGACCACCCATCGCAAACGTTAAATAACTAAGTTTGGGGTCATTATTAATTAGTGGATAAGCAGAACCCGTACCTTGTGCAACGCCGTTCATACGGGTTGCATTGGTGTTTGTTGGTCCAACATCGCCTTGTACTGCACCACCTTGTAAAGCCAAATCTCTAGCTTTTGCAGGTTCTACGCCCCCACCCATACCAAACATATTCATCATGCGTTGGTTTTGAGCGTCAGACAAAGCAGCTTGTTTTTCAGGGATCAAATCTGATGACCTGCGTCCAATATACGCTTTAAGCAATTGGGAAAGTCCCTGTATTGGGCTAGGCGGTACATAATGACCCGAAACCATTTGCCCTTGAGGCTGTTCCATCAGGGCTTGTTGCATCATGATGTCAGCGTAGCGTTTGTTTTGTTCGAGCTCATATTGCTGCTTAAGAACATCGCCACCCATCATAGATGCTATTGGGTTCATCATATTTGATTGTTGTGCCATGCTTTACACCATTGCGTAATTAACAGTTTTGTAGCCGCCAAACTCGCCAACGGCTTCAGGAGCAAACTTTTCAACTTCGTCTGCCATATAACCAATTTGTGCCGGTCCACCCCAAACATAATTGTATGAATAGATATTTAGACCGTTATCAGCAACAGCAATTTGCTTAATGTTTGTTTTCAATCGTCTGTCAGAAAATGTACCCGTTGGCGCTAACAAAGCAGCGCCACCCAATTGGAACAATCCTTGCGTCAATTGCGAGTTAGCGGCATTTTGTGCGTTTGCAGCACCTAATTGAGCTTGATAACCTGCTTGTGCGCCACCAAACGTTGGAGGAGGTGCTACTTGTGAGGGTGTATAACCCGTAAATTGTGGAAGTTGAACTTGTGAGCCGCCCATAATAGACGTTAGTTCGTTAATCGGTTGACTACGTAAAGCAAAGTCTTGTGCAAGCTGTTGTTGTTGAGCTTGGTTGCCAAATTGCGCTCGACCAAGTGCTTGTGAATAATCTTGATTAAGCGCTGTATTATATAAACCTGCTTTTTGCAACTGAGATTGATTCTCAAAATTACCAATACCAAGAGCTTCGTTTACAGATTGTTGTCGAGCGTTCATGTCCAAACCGATGCCTTGCAAAGCAGCTTGGGAATACAAGTCGTTTTTGCTCATCTCTCGATTACGAAATGCTGCATCGTATGCCGCTGTGCCAGGTGCTAACCCTTGATTTGCTAATGCTTGCTTAAAAGACGTATCCCCCGCTTGTATTGTTGGGTTCAGCCGTTGCAAAATCAAATCTTGTGCCGTTGTTCCTGCATTTATGGGCATATTGGCAAAATTAGACGTATCTATATTTGTAGTCAATGGCGCTTCACCGATTGATCTACCGTAGTTAGCAAATTCTTTATTTATTTGCGTTGTCGTAGGCGTAAATGGTGTCGATAGCGTGTTTTGCACGTTACCCATAGCTGTCTCACCCAAAGCAGCTAAACGCTGTTGTACCCGCATTTGCGAATCAATAGCTGCTTGTGCTTCAGGTGTAAGTGTTTGAGTAACCGTTGGAACGCCACCACCAGACATATATGTTGAACGGTCAGGGGCTGTACCTGCTGATTTTCTTGCTGCGTCATATCCGGCTTGGTCAAAATAAGTACCATCAGAGACGCCAGCGTCTGCATTGCCGTAGTTACTATCATTCCGCATAAAATCATTGCGGTTAACGTTTTGACCTTTGTTAAATTGAGCTAAGTCAGCGTTATAGCGTGTTTCATCAAATACAGGGCTACTGTAATTAATAGTTTGCGTCCCAAATGGTGTAATCATATTTGGATTACTTAGGCGTGAACCTTGCTGCGCTGCGACTAGGTTTTGTTGACCTTGTTCTTTAGCTATAGCCGTGTAATCAGGTACTGGAGGCGTACTGACTGACTTACCCATTTTTAAACTCCCAAGAACCTACAGTTCTGTCTTTCTAATGTTAGAAATATCATATCGCCACTTGGCGTTGCGTCTTTAATTCTTGCTTCTTCAATAAAGCCCATATTCTTAACTAATTTTAAACTCTTATCGTGATTTTGAACCACAGGAACAATGATTTTTTCAACATTACATATGTTAAAAGGGTAATCAAATATAGCCCTTAGATAAGACTTTGTTAACCTACCTTCAATCGCTATATGACAAGTAATGCTTCTTTTGTTCCAGTTCTCATAAATCACGCCTGCAATTATCTTTTCGTCCCTACATAACCCAATAGCGCTACTTTGAGCCTCAAAATAAGCGCCTTGTATACGTTCAGCAACCCAATGACCCACTTCTGGGTCAGAAACTATATTCCAGCCCATCCGGCTTGGTATACAAGGTCTGTTGATGCCCAAAGTATCGTTACGCCTTGGCTAGATGTTGAGAGTTGAGTAGAGCCACAGTAACCAATGCCTGTAATGCCTTGCCAATTGTTTGTGATGATTGCGTCAGCACCCCAAAGACCTATGTCCCAAAGTGCGTTGTCCCACAATCCATAGTTACTAGGCGAAAAAGCTAACGCTGCTCTAGTGTTTTGCAAATCAAAATCTACGTTCATACCTACAAATACTGACGGGCTGCCGTTAGTGAATATGCTTGGTCTTGCTCTCGTAAAGTACTTTTTTACGCCACGGCTTTCAAAGTAATTAAAAGCTGTAAAGGCATTACTTTCAATATTTGCGCCATTGTCAGCATAAGACTCATCCCATGCGTGACCCACAAAACCCGCTCCACCAAAGTAAGGCTCGTTTTCAAATATCTCCCAACAGCTTGCTTTCCAGCCCGTAAAGTTACACCACGATTTAGTAATGTTGTTCATTACATACTGTTGTTGCTGATTTTGGGCTACTGGTACGTTTACAGTCAAAGCGTTGTGCTTTGGGTCAAATATCATTTGCCAACCAAAGTTATCACCGTAACTCTGTGTTGCAGAAGCTAATGCGCCTTGTATTTTGTCTGATAAGGCTACTCTTGGGTCTAATCGTGACGATTGCAAACTAGCCGCTAGTGGATAAACACCGTTGAAAGTTAAAACAAGGATGTCACCACCGTACTTAATTAAGCATCTGCGTCCTACTGGCTTACCAATGCGCCAAACACCAATCAATGCCCATTTAGTCGCATCAGATGGGTCTGTTCCTGCATAAACAATGACCTCACCATTACTGGTAACAAATACAAGGTTATCATCAACCCCGTATCCTGCGTCAATTGTCCATGTGCCGACCGAAACAAGGTAGCCGCCCAATTGTGCAACAGAACTCATGTCTATGTAGGCAACAGTACCGGCAATAGACAATGTGGGCAAATACCAACCCTTAAGCGTATTGTTTTCAGTAAACCATACTTGGTTTTTAAAGATTGTGATGTTGCTTAAATCTGCGGCAGTAACGCCTGTAATCGTGGGGTTTGTCCAAGTAGAACCGTCATACAATAAAGGAGCATCAAAGCCGTTTACAGCGTATATAAAGCCACCAGCAGGGGTTGTGACGTTAGTGTATTCCCATCTACCGTTAGACAATGAAGTAACCACAGGAGTGCCTACAGCGCCCGCAGCGGTTACGTTGTAAATTTGAGTACCGGCTATTGCAAACAGTTCGCTAGACGCGCCTGATGAATAGCTCATCAATGTTTCGACTGTGCCAGAAATGCCTGTTGCGTGCTGCGTGTAGCCCGGTCTTAGCACTACGTTATTTACACTTGGAAACAAGTTTGTTAACTGAACAGCGTCAGTTACTTCCATGTTTGCAATTGAATCCCTTGCGTTCCAACCACCAATCGGTGCAGGAACAGAAGCAACCCTAGCGGCTGTGCGTTGAGCAATTCTGTTTAGGTTTAAGCTACGAATCGCCATACTATAATATTCCCATAGTTAACTTACGGGGATTATAATGAAACAATGGCGTGATGTTTTGGGTTTGTGGAAAAACAACAAAGTAACAATTTGCCGACCACATAAACTTGTTATGGAAGCCTTTGTTAGTATTAAACCAGACGGAATGGAATGTTGTCATTTCGATGGAAACCCACAAAATAATCATCTAAGCAATCTTAGATGGGATACTTCAAAAAACAATCATGCCGACAAAATTAGACAGGGGACAACTAACCGTGGTGAAAATTGCGACACTGCAAAATTAACATTAGAACAAGTTAAATCTATACGTAATGATAATCGACTTCAAAGACTTATAGCTGCTGATTATAAAATAGCCGAAAGCATGATTAGCAGAATAAAGTCTGGCAAACGATGGGCATATGACTAATTGGATGTACCGCCGTAATTTCCGTCTGGGATGTTGTCGTAGCCAATCAAAACCGTACCTGGTCTTGGGGCAAACGACAAGTTTGCAGAACTCATGTCTTGCGCCTGTACGGTCTCTAACTCAGTTAAGTAATTGCGGTACATCGCAGTCGTATCAAAGCCCTTAGCTTCAAAGTACTTTAATTTAGTCATCAAGACCATTACACGGTCAGGATAGATGCAAACGTCAGAATCGTTCGTAAATGAGTTCTTAGGCGTACCGTCAGTGGCTTCTGCCCATGCTTGTGAACGGTATTCGTAGCCTAACAGTTCACCTGAACTAACGCCAGGCCAAATCTGGAAGTACTTACCCAACAAACGCCAACGGATTCTTGGACCTGTTGAGATGTATCCAGACAACAGCCATTCCCATTGTTGTGGGTCAGATGGTCCCAGCATTTCCCAATGTTTACTACGGTCCCAATGAGTTCTAGGGACTGTTGCATCGTAGTCAAAAGGTAGGTCATACTTTACCTTCTGAAAACTGATTGCACCGCCTACATACGTTCCTGTCATTGGCTGATTAACCGTTACTTGCGTCAATGAATCTACGCTGACAATGTATGTAGCGTTTGATATGCCACTTCCAACGACTTGGTATGTAGTGTCTAAACCTGCCGTAGTGGGAATGTTAGTCACAACATAGGTGTTATCTAAAACATCACCAGTTGTTTCTATCGATTCCGTTGAAAAGGTATGCCGCCGAGTTAATCTGCGCCAATCATGCTTTTTGAGCAATTCATAGCCAGATGCGTTCATCAAAGCAAGGATTTGAATAACGTCTTGGTTAGTATTCCCTGCAACCGATGCGGGGGTTGATACACCTAACTCGTTTGTGACTTGCGTCACTAATTGCAGCATCGTTGATGACATTTATTCCTCTTTCTTTGGTCTGCCAACCTTCTTTTCTGCCATCAGACTCTGCATTTGCTGCTTGAGGATGTCGAGTTCTTTTCTCGTTTCTTCAAGTTCTGAAGCACTTTCAGATTGATTTTTGGTTAACAAATAACTTCTAGCACTATCTCTTAGTCCAGTACCGCCCATGCCCACTTTTTGCAATTGGGAATCGGTCGCTGTAGCTACTTGCTCAACCGTCTGAAACTTCAAAATCTGAAGCTCTGCCATTTGGTTAGCACTAAATTCTTTTGGTCTAGCTTTTTGCCATTCATCTAAAAGCGTTCCAATTACCGAACCTTCGCTATTTTTCATTTGGAAATATAGCCATTGGCGTGGGAAACGCTCTTTGTGGTATTCCTTTACAGGTTCTTCAATGATGTTGGTCTTATCGCCCGGAACCATTATCCGAACAAAAGGTTCATCTTTAAATCGTGCATCCGTAAAATGATAAAACTCCACGTGCAAATGCGAATCCGCATTATGAACATCGCTATCTAACCCCATAACTATCCCCTTGTTAAATAAAAGTGAGAGCCGAGATTTTACCCCGACTCTCGTACTACATTATACCGATGCCTTGCCGAACCAAGCAAAATCACCTGATACCAAAGCAATTGCTGGGCTTGTGTAAGCGCCACCAGTTGCGGTAACGAGAAATGTTGTTGGGTCAACAGTACACACTGCGGTTGAAGCTGGGATTGAAGCGTTTGCTGTTGCCAAGACGTACAACTTACCGTCTGAACCAAACACTTGCAAACCAACAGGACCAGCAGTAGGAACTGCAACACCGGCTGAGTTTAGGTTAGTATCAACAGGATCGTTGAGATCAACTCCAATGACGTGACTGACTGAATAAGCCATGATGCTTCCTTTAATTAATTAAAACCCCAGAGAACTGTGGTCCAGAACTTGTCATATTTCCCGCCCAACCAATGAGCTTCACAATAGCGTCTTGGTTGACAGCTTGACGCTCACCACCAATCGGCACAAAGTTACGATCAACATGAGGACGGAACATCAGATACTTGGTGTTCAGCATAAACATATGGTTAGCAGTCGCTGCATTACCGATACCACCGTCTAGCACGACATCGGATGCCATACCAGCGCCGTAGTACTTAAGTGACGCAAAACCTGCACCAACAGCAGAAGAACCAGAATCCGTAATACGCTGGATTGACTGCAATGATTGCAAATACAACTTATAGAAGTTGTTATCGCAAACAATTAGGTCAGGCTTGTCTGTACCACGAATCAGTTGAACGGCTAGTGCATCCATGTAACCTTGGATGTTAGTAGCTGAGACAACGCCAGTACCGTCTGTTGCACCACTAAACACTTTGGACTGCCAGAACGGAAAGGAAGCACGATTAATGCCGCCGTAAGTTCCAGTAGTGGGTGCATCAGGAACTGCTGCGCCCAAACCAGTAATGTTCTTGCCGCTGTTGCCAGTACCGTTTAGGTAAATGTCACCACCGATACGGTTAGCCAATTGTGCTTCAGCCACTTGCATACGACCATCTAGCAAGTCGATGATTGCTTCTTTGCCGCTGTTCTGAATCATTTCTAAGCCAGAAATCGACACAGCAGCCGCATATTGGGTGATGCTAAATTGCGCCGCCGAGATAGGCGAATTTTGGCTGACGTTTAAAACTTCATAACCACTATAGCTATTTGTGTTGTTAGTGTTTGCGTCTGTGTACATAATCTCTTGCAAGATCACGTTACCGCCGCTAAAGGTCTTTACGTTGCCACGTTCTTTAAGTCGGCGCAGTAAAGCGTTGTTGTTTGTTACGTTATCAGCTAGTTCACCGGTGCGGCTTTGAATGTTAGTCGCAATGATGTCGCTGATCGAGCTATTGGCAAATGCCATAATAGAAATCTCCGATTAGGTTATCAAACACGTTCGCTGCTTGCGTCATCAAATTGTTTGACTAGCAATGAACGTCTATCTTGCGCGTTGGTAGCCGAGTTCACTCCGGGTGTAGAGCTTCTAACGCTAACCGCTGCCGCCCTCGCAGCTTTCGCTGCTTTGTTAGCTGAATCACGCTTAATTAAGTCTGCTTTGGCTTGTTGGCTTTGCTGAACTTTATTAAAAAGTGACTCGTCTAGGCGTACTGCCTTATTGTATGCATCCTCTAAGTTCTGAGCCACTCCTGAATTAAGAAGTTGAATCATCGTTGGACGAGCATCCTCAAAAAGGTCATTCTTCTGTGCAAAACTATCAATTTCGCCTAAAAGAACTTGGTTCTGAGCTACTTCTTGCTGCTGTTTCCATGTCGATATTTCATTTTTAACGCTATACAACTCGTTTTGAAGCATCGACACAGTAGGGTCAACAGTTTGTTGTGGCAAATTGCTGATTCCATCTAAATTTACACCATAATTACGAGCAAGACTAGCGAAATATGCTGCACGCTCTTGCGGAGGACTAAATCGCAGAATTCTGTCGGCTTCCATCATGGCTTTAACAGCTTGGGTAGGTTCTACCCCAAGGCTTTTAATCGTATCCATGTATGGGTCAATGGCTGATTGCATTTGGTCTGCAAACTGAGCCTTAGACATCAGCGGTTCTACGCCTCGGCGCATTTCTTCTTCACGCTGCCAGGCATATTCTTTTAGTTTAGGGTCAGCAGTCTGCCAAACTTCGTGGTAATCCTTCTTCCACGATGTTGGCGGTCTTGCCCAAACGGGTTCTTCAACAGGTTCAGCCACTATTCCAGGCACAATATCTTGTGTTGGTTCTTGGCTATCATCAAACTGTTGAGCTAATAACTCTCGTCTATCTAGCTGCTCTGGCTTATTTTCAGCGTCCATTTTTACCCCTCTTTAAGTAAATTTCCGGCGAATTTGCGTCAAAATCTGGTTTGCTTCTTTGTGCGACATATTAGATAATTGATGCCTAAGCACCTCTTTTCTGTCGCTTTTGGTTACGGGAATGCGAGTTTCCATTTTTTCGTTACCAACCTCAATACATCCGTTGGCAAGCAAATGTTCTTTATGTACGGAACGACTTGTAATCATCCGACCGTCAATCATGGATTGATAGGGCTGAATGTCATTCATTACGAAAGGTCCGTAAACCTTATCTAAATGCTCGTCAGAACCTTTCTCTACGAGTTTGCCATCAACATAAACGTAGGTTTTTCTCATAAAAACACCAGCACTTCCTCATCGTCAAGTTCAATGTAAGCATCGTAAATCTGTTGTACTTTAACTAGGTCTTTCAACAAAGCGTCAAAGTCTATTGATTTAAGATTACTTATTGTATCAACCTTTTCATAGTCAAAAACTATTTCTTCAATGATAGGTGCATCTTGCTTGCCTTCTACGACACGCTCGTAAATGTCGATAAGGAAATCACGTTGTTGTTGCTTCTTTTCGGCTTCTTTTCTTAGTTTCTCAGATAATTTCTTAGGCTTTGGACCGCCATCGTGCGTATCTATGTTAACTATAGGTGCTTGTTGGACAACACCAACAAATGCTCCTGTATCGTTTTCATCTGTAACACTTAAAACGCCAGTAATAACAAGCGTTTGGAACGCATTAGGCTGAAACGCATTAAGCTGAAAAACTGCGGTCATACGACAACCCAAGTACTGCCCGACGGTACAGTAACCGTTACGCCAGAGTTAATGGTTATTGGTCCTGCGCTGATGGCATTGTTGCCCGTACCAATAGTGTAGTTAGCAGCAATAATTGCAGCGTTTTCATACAAGCCTTGCGCTGTGATGTTGCTGCCTACTGGTGCCTGGCTTACCCATATAGTGCCATTTGAGGTCAACACGTTACCGCTAGTGCCTACAGCCGTGACACCTGTGCCACCGTTAGCTACAGGTAGGGCAACGCCGCTATACGTTAAAGCTAGAGTGCCGTTTGTAGTAATTGGGCTACCAGACACGCTAAATACAGATGGAACTGTTGCAGACACGCTTGTAACTGTACCTGTTGTAGTTGTTTCATAAGACAAGGTAGTGCCATTGCTAGTTAACACTTGTCCTGCTGTACCTACTGTTGATAATCCTGTACCGCCATTGGCTATTGGTAACGCTGTACCGCTGTAACTAATGGCTAATGTGCCTGTAGTCGTTATTGGTGAGCCAGATACACTTAGAAACGATGGGACGCTTGTGGCAACGCTAGTAACAGTCCCTGTGTTTGATGTTTTATTGTTAAAGGTATTCCAATCGGTGCTTGTTAAGTATCCATTTACCACTGATCTAGCCGCAGCCATTGAAATAACAGGCGTTGTGCCACCAGTAGAAACAACTGGCGCTGTCGCTTTAACTGAAGTAACTGTGCCACCGCTCGATGGTGCGGTATTAGTAATTGTGAAATTAGGGTATGTGCCGCTAGTGCTGATGCCTGTTCCGGCTGTCAAAGCTACTGTTTGGTCTGGTGCTGCGTTAGTAATGACACCCGTTACGCTGTCGTATGTGATGCCCGTTCCTGCACTATTAGACGCTCTTGCACGAACATCCGTGTAATAGAGTTTTGTACCTTCAGCTACGTCAGTAGTTGTTAATACGACACTCCCTGTAAAGCCGTTAACTGAGGTTACAGCGTCTGTGTTATCTATCTTTTGCCATGCTGTGCCGCTATAAACAGCCATGTCACCAATGTTCCAGCTTGTGATGCCATCAAGATTGGTAGAACCTGCAACGCTGACAATATAGTAATAACCTTTTGTGCCGACACCAGAAGCTAGGGTTGGCGTATTTGTTGATGCGTTCCATGTGCCTTCATAGCTCAATGAACCTTGTATTGATGCGGGAATCTGACTAAGTGGAACTGTACCGCCACCGTCTAGCGTAGCAACTCCACCGGCTACACCTGCGTCTAATGCAGCAGAAGTACCAAAGCCTGTAAGCGTGTGGTCTGAGTTCCAATCACTAGGGCGCACTAAACTTGTGTCAGCACTATCAACAACAGCGCTAACTTTTGTGTGTTTGACAATAATAGCCATTATTGATTGTTCCTGATAATAATGCCTGATGTAATGCTTACTTGTTGGCCACTAACGATGTCTACGCTATTAAGTATTAGGTCAGCAGCAGATAAGCCTACCGAACCGTCCATAACCACATCGCTACCAACCTTAATAATTCTGAAGAAACTTGCTGTGCCACTACTTCCTGCGTTAGAAGGGCTTACCGCACCAAGCGTCAATGTACCGTTTACATCTGTGCCAAACACACCGGCTATAGGCATACTGACCAACAACACTTGTGTAGTAATCGCTGTGTTTGCATTAGCCGGTTGTATGCCTGAATACAAGTTAAACACGCAGCCTATACCAGCATAAGTAATTAAACCCTCGTTTTGTGCATGACGAGTGCCGTTTGAGTATTCAAGCATTATTGAACAATCTCCACCCCTGCGGCTTTACCATCTGCACCACGAATAATGCGCTTAGGTGCGCTCATCACGGAAATCAGAGTGTTAAGCTGCTGCATAGTCTGACCCTGCATCTGGGCAAGCATTTCGATGCTTTGACGTACTTGATCGACTTGTTGCATCGTGTTTTGTATGCCGCCACCTAAGCTACTAGAGATTTGTTCGGTAGCGGTTCGTTGTTGTTCAAGCATGGGGACATCGATGCCGGGGTTCGCTGAGATGCGAGCAACCATAATCTTTGTTTCGTTTTCACTTTGTTGCATCTGCGCTTCAAAGCTAAGTTTGCTCTCATCCAACGCTAAACGCTTGTTCTCTAGCTCTAGCTCTGCTTGCATCTTCATCTGCTCCGCTTGTGCCTTAATTTCGTCCAGTGAAGGAGGAGGAGGTTCTTTGGGCTGTTGACTAGCTTGCTTCATTTCTTCCATAGCTGCGTCAATAGCGCCTTCTACAGACTCAGCTTGCTTGTACGCACTAACACCGTACTTAAGCAATTCAACAAGCATAGGCGTAAGCTGCGGCACTTGCTGGCCAACTGGCAAGGCTTGAGCTAGGAAACCACCCATAGCGCCTAAGAACTCTGTTCTTTCACGCTTGCGCTCTGTCTCATCCAATTGCACCAGGCTGTCAGCATCGACCTCAATCCTAAAGTTGCGCAAAGGATTGTCTTGCAACAACATAAGCGCTTCAGGCACTAACGCTTGGTCTTGCTCAGACAATTGAGTAGCCGCTGCATACTGAAGGATTGTTGCTGGCTGAAACTTAGTGCAAATTACCTGTGCTTTGAGTCTGATAAGTTGCGATGCAAAGATAGCTACGTCCTCTTGCATACTGCGTAAGCGTAGGTTGGCGTATTGACCTTTAATCTGCTGCGCTGTCGCTGTCTCAGATGCTGCGGTTTGACCACGAACAATGTCCGAAATGCCCGTCAGTTCGTAGATTTGCCCTTTGATTTCACTTCTAGCCCGATAGCAGTTAAGCAATGCGTTAGCAATGTCATCAATGGGAAGAATGTCAATTGAGCCTTTTAAGCCACCTTTTTCACCGAATGCTAACCACTTATCAACAGGAATAAGCGTATTGTTATCGCCTTCAGTTAACAAACGCTGCAATGCGGGCTGACTAGCATCATAGACACCACGAATACGCAGAGCTTTGACTAAACCGTCAATACGGTCACTCAGGATGTCTAGTTCTTGCGCTTGGTCTTGATACAGTACAAAATCAGGCACAGGGATAAGTGTGTCTGAAGTCATTGTTGCGTACAAAGGCTTGGCGCATGGGAAGAACCCTTGCAAACCTAATGGGTCATCACGTTCGTCAATGATGACAGGCATAGATTTACTAAACCAATAAACCTTTTCAGTCTCGATGTCCCACAGCTCGCAAATCTTTGCTCTTGTGAAGTCTTTAGAGCTTTGTCCATATTGCTTAAGGGTCTGAACACCTGCGTCCAAAGGTATGTCGTTGCCCTTTTCTTGGCCAAAACGCTCAATAAGCGCTTCACGGGTCATGTATACCCAACGCCATACGCAAGTTACTTCGTCCCATGTTCGCGCAACTGAGTGTCCAAAGTCTTTCCAATGAACATAATCGGTAGGCGCACACTCGTATTCAATTTCTTCTGGAGTTTCTTCCATGCCAGCATCACCAGACTCCATTCCTTTGGGTGCATCGTTACCGTCATCTACATCTTCGGTAATCTGCAAACCATCTTCGGGAATGTCTTGGTCTTTAACGTGCGGTTCATAGCGTACCCAACCGACGCCACGCCCACCTAAAAACCTATCTTCTACGGCATGACGCATTGTTGACCGAAAGTCTGTGTATTGCTCAATCTCATAGTCAATAGCACGACTAATAAGCATGGATGCAACACGCCCAATTGGGTCATTATCCCCAAACCTGCGTGAAACAGCAGCTTTTGGCAACCTGGCGTACACAGCAGGGATTAACGTCTGTATGTTAGACCACAGAATGTTAAATTTAGCTGTTTCGTTTGTATTCTGACTGCGGTTGTCGTCACGATAACGCTTAACAATCTTTTGCGCTCTTGCCTCCCACTTCTTAAACTCGTTGTCATACTGCCCAACCGTGTTTAACCACTTTTGCACACTTGTTAATTCGTCCATGATAACGCCCGTTTACGAAAAGATGCCAACAGCAATAGCAGTAACCCCTGCGCCTGTCGTAACTTTCCAACCTGTAGTTTTCGACGCAGCATTAACGTCAATGCTATAGACACCCGCAGGTGTTGAAGCTGGCATTAGTGCAATAGAAGTCACACCATCAACCAACGTAACGGTACTTGTAGCCGTTGTGTTGACCGTAACAATGATTCGATGCAAGTAATCACCTGCTGCACCTAAACCGCCTAACATTTGCGCTGTTTGACTGGCTGCAACTGTCTCGTATGGATAACTATAATCTCTTGATACGCCACTCATATTCGTTTACTCCTAGATGGTTGATGGGTTGCCCACATATCGTTTAATGAAACTTGGTTATCTGGTCCAACCATCAGAGGTTTAACAATGTCTGCTGGCTTAACTTTAGGTTCGTCTCTGTAGGCGATTGCCATCATTCTGAACGCATCAGCCGGATGTGATGTCCAATCGTGCCTTGGTGAAGCTCTAAACGCTTTCTTATCCTCGTCATACTCACGCTGATATTGTTTAAGTGCTTCAACACCTTCATAACACTTTTCGGCATCAAAGTAGCAATAAGGCAAAGCCATACGAACGGCTTGAATACCATCTTGAACACTCAGATTAGGGACAATTGTCATGTTTCCAATGCCTAAAAAGTCTGCTAATTGCTCAATTACGCTTCTTTCACTTGCCAATGTCTTTGCTTTCGCATCGTGTGGCAAATGATGAATACCGTATTTATATGGTTTATTTAACAAAACTTGTGCAATTTCTGCAATATTAGCACCAGAAATAGCAAAATAGTCGATTATATGTACTTCACCTCGGATTACTTGATACCACCAAATAGCCGTATCGTCTCGTCTACCTAAGTCCCAACTAGTGTGTACTGGAACATTACGGTCATGCGGTACAGATGTAATCCTGCCTTCTAGCTCTGCATCACGTAACTCATTGCCCCAATACGCTCCCAATAGGGCTGCATCGAACGAGCATTCATACTCTTGTTGGTATTGGTCATCAGAAATTTGTGCAGCAGCAGCTTTAAGTTCGCTGTCTAGCAATAGTCCTGATTGTGATGCTGGTAGCTTTAAGACAAACCATTCACCCTTAGACCTGTTAGCAGTCTCATAGATGCTCCAAAACTGGTTCTTGCCCTTTGGAGTACCACCAAAGACTGCCCAACCTTGTTTGTCAGATAATGTTGCACGAATGACGTTACCCCATACTGAGGGCTTGAAGTCACCATACTCATCGAGGTAAACACCATCAAAGCCTAGCCCTCGCATAGCGTCAGCATTGTCAGCACCAAATAGACGTATCTTTGCACCGTTGATTAGCTCAACCATCAAATCCGATTCATTAGATGATTTGACTAGTGGCGCAGCAAAGTGCTTAAGGTAATCCCAAACCACAGACTTAGCTTGGCTGCGGTACGGGGCAATGTAACCAAACAGAGGATATTGGCTTTTGCTCATAATTGCTGCACGAATGATGTCGTTAATAGCCGCTACAGTCTTTCCTGCCCGTCTATGCGCGACTAAACACGCCCACCTTTGTGAACGGTTGTGGAACGGCATAAAGGGACTGCGTGGGTCATACGGAAGCGTTACTTCTCGTTTTGCCACTTAACCACCAGTTCGATAGGTCCGTTGTCAGCACCAACGTGTTCTTGTCTTGCTAACTTAGGCACATGGTATTCAGCAACAGCCATGAAACAATCAAACGCTGTTTTTGGACCATATCGTTCATCCACAGCAATGGCTTCTAACCACTCTTGGAGACGTTCTGCGTTTCCATCTACAAATGTAGCAATGGCTTCTCTAGCCTTCGCTGTAGACTTGTTGGGCGTTCCCTTGACTCTACCCTTACCAGCATTGGGCGGTATTACTCTACCATCAGCAGTTTTCTTTACTTTACTGTTAATCATATCTTTCTCAATTGTCGTAGATTTAAGATACGTTAATTATAGTTTATTTCTATCAGTCTTTGCTATTTGGTTGTTTGGCTGTCTTAGCTGCTTCTTTAAAGTCTTTAGCTGTAGGTGCGCCTTAGCTGCCTACTTTACGCATCTTTTCGCCGCTTCCGGCTTTGATACGTTTTTGTTTGGCAAGAATATTGGCGTAAAGTCCAACTTTGCTCATATCAGTACATTGGCTTTTTGATTGGCATATTAGCGCTGATTCCACGCTGCATAGGCATATTAGGGTTTGCTTGTGGTTGACGCACCATTGGTTGTGCTGCTTGCATCTGATCAGGTGTCATTTGACCCATACCGGCGGACGATTCTCTGCCCATCTGTGAAGTCATCATGTTGGGATTGCCTTGTGCCATTCCACCAATTGCTTGTTGTGCGCCCATTTGGTCTAATTGCGTCATTGCGCCCATGTTCTGTTGAATCATTTGTTCCATAGGAGACATTTGTTGTGCTTGCATACCCATTTGTTGCATAAACTTCAGACGTTGCTGACCTTCAAGCATTTGAGCTAACTTTCTTGCGTCATCCATGATTGACCTATTTGAGATGTTTAAGTTTGTAAAGGGTTGAATCAATTAAACTACAAATCTCATCAACAATGTTTTGTAATTGTGATTCACTAGGCAATTCTATACGAATGTCTTCAACAAAGTCTTTCATAGCCGTAATGTATTTTAATGGGTCTTTGGCTAATGGGAAGTCGCTTGGATAAGCCTTAATCACTTCATAGCACCCTTGATAGACTTCAGCGTATGTGTCAGCCAAGTCTACTATTTGCTCATAATACTTTTGTAGCGCCTTGTGTTTAGCGTAACTGTCTGTCTGTAGGTGCATAAAATGTGCGTTTGTTGCGCTATGCAGCAATGTGGCAACAAATGTCGCTGGGTAATCCATGCTTATTCCTCTGTGTAAATAACGACAGTACAGCCGCCTTTGGGCTTAATTTTGCCACGGGCTACCTGTATTTTATCAAATTGCTCGTCATTATCATAGACCCCAGCGTCTTATTCCCAACCTTCGATTGTATTTTGATATTGTTTTTCTAATGCTTTATATTCTTTTGTATCTACTAACACTAAAGTTACGTTAGGGTGATATTTAGCCATGCGTTTAATTTTGGTTTTGCTTCTATCGTCCATCCATCCTTTGACTTCATGGTAGGTTTCTGTTCCGTCAATTTCTTTAACCTTAAAGTCTGGTAAGTAACTCATGCAACCACGCTTGATACCTTTAAACCAAAACGTATCAGGTTCATGTAGCCACCCTGCAATCAATCCTTGCGTTCTCATCCATTCTAAATATCTAGCATAATTTGCTTCCCACCTTGACCGATAGTATTTTTTGTAACCACCTATTTCACGCCACGCTGCTTTCCACGATGCGTTAGCTCTGTTCATTGTTTGTTTACTACCATTAATTGACGCACGTTTAGAATAAGCATCTAATTGTTCTTCGCTCATAGATTGCCACATTTGTTTTGATTTTTCAGATAATATTTTTTTGGTCGCTTCAGTATGTTTCATGCCCAAAGCTCCTTTTGGGTGTCCTTTCTCTACAAACCTTGCTTTAACTTTTTCAGAAAGGCTTTTTTTTCCATCTTCAGTCATAACGCATAAATTTGTAACCCTAAAATTTTTCATAAAAACAGAATGTTCAGGTCTAATTTTTCCTGTCATTTTTTTAGAGTGTTGTTTTTGTTTTTCTTGCCAAGCAATGCTTACGCCTCTTGCCTGAAGTTTAAGTGTTGATGCTTTTGTTCTTATTTGGCTTTCTTTTAAACTCATAACCTCACAGCACCAAACTTTACCGTATTTAGGGTAATTTTCAGTTAAAAATTGTATTTGTTCGTTTGTCCATTTCATTTGCTGATTTTAACAAAAGACTTAAATCTTGTAAATGTTTTTTAATAACATAGTAGCGCCTCTGTTTGGGCTAATAAATCTTCTTCAGTTACGCCATAACGCTCTGAAAACGCTTTCTTGCCTAAACCATGTACGCCACTATTACCCGTGTGATGCTCTGGGCATAGCGGAATTACTGGTGCGTTTATACGTTTCATGCCAAGTCTGCGGATGTGGTGAATGTGGCTTGGGGTTTCCCCATATTCCAAATGTCTGCACAAACTACAGCCTAGTTCCGCAATCTTTGCGTACTGTTCACGTTGTGCCTTTGTCATTTTGTCAATCTTTCAATGTTTCTATTGTTTGCTTCTTGCGTTCTGTACGCTTCAAACCGCATTTTTGCCGATTCCAGCCGCCATTTAAGCGTCTCAGCGGCTTCTGTAGCCTCACCAATAGCTTTGCACAGGTTTTGGTATTCGTGGCTTGCGTAGGCTGATTTCTCTTGTCCACTAATAGTTGTTTCATCTGATTTGGTCATCATAATAGCTTTCAGACTATGGCGGTATGCGTCTAATTCAGCAACTCTGCCCTTAGCCTT